AATTTAAACCATGTCCATTTTGTGGTGGTCTACCGGATATACGTTATAGCTTTAATACATTATTAATTGAATGTACTAATAAAAATTGCAAAATACAACCGTCTACATGGATGCACGTTCATACCAATAATGCAGAAAAACTTATAAAAATTTGGAATAAAAGAAAAGATTTGGAGGAACAATAAATGGGAATTTTACCAATTAAATTATTATCAGAAAATGCAATCTTGCCAACGAGAGCAAATCCAACAGATAGTGGATTAGATTTATATGTCGCAGAAGATACAACAATTCCAGCACATAGTACAGTCGTAGTACCAACACACATTGCAATTGATTTAGCATATGGATATGAGGCGCAAGTGAGACCACGTTCAGGTAATTCACTTAAAACTAAGTTACGTGTAGCGTTAGGTACAATCGATCACACTTATAACAAAGAAATTGGAATTATCACAGACAATATCGGTGATGAGGCAATCGTAGTTAAAGCAGGTACACGTTTAGCACAATTAGTCATTGCGCCAGTAATGTTACCAGAGCCAACGGAGGTGCAAGAGTTTGATGAAGAATCAGAACGTGGAGCATACGGAAGCACAGGGGAGTAAAGACATATTAGAAAAAGTGAAAGAGGTGCTGGGGAAGTGAAACAATTCCTAATCAGAGAATTCACAGATAGCACAGGCCATATACACAAGCACATCGAGCAAGCTAGATTTAACGAGAAAATGACACTTGTAGAAGCAGAGGATAAGGAAGAAGCAGAAGAGAAAGCAAAGCGTATATTAAGTCAGCACGATAGATTACAACTTAGAAAACTATATCGTTTGCAAGAAAGATTGGGATAAGGAGTGAACGGAATGAAAAGTAGTGAAGAAGTAATTGGAAAATTAAAAAGTGTAATTAGCGATATTGAAGAATCAAAGCAGGAAGATTCAATAACACTTACTTATAAATCAGCGTTGGAACACGTTATAGAATATATCGAACATGGAGATGATTTAGATGATTAAACGCATATTAAAGATATGGTTCACTATCGCAATGTACGAGTTAGGTAAATGGATTGGTAGAGAGTTGTATTATAAGTTGACTGCAAACGATGAGGTGGAAGTGCCTAAGGACTTCGACGAGAATGACCACGCTCATTTAAATGGCATATATGGAGGTTATTAAAGTGATTTGGATAAGTTTTTTATCGGTAACAATTGTGTTAGTACTGTGTATTTTTGCTATATATATAAGTGGATTAAAGCAGAGAAAAAAAGTTAATGAGTTACAGGAAGATAAACATGGATTGCAATTAGATAAGTTACATTTAGAAAGAGAGGTATCTTGGTTGAAAAATAAGGATAATAAAAACAACATAGGCAAATACGTGGTTGAGTTAAAAAAAGGAGTATATTTAGTGAAAAAATATATAGGTAGTTATGGAAACACATGCATAATCACTGACAATGTATTTGAAGCTTTATCTTACGACGATTTATATTCAGCTAAAGAAGATGCATGTAGTTTTAACGGACGTGTACTAGAACACAAACCTAATTTAGAGGTGGTCAAACAATGTGGGGTGTAATAGCAATCATTATATTGGTGTTGCTTCTATTCGGTTCGATACTTGAACAGAATGATCTAAAACATCAGTTAGAAGTGAAAGAGTATGAGGTCAAAAGACTTAAAGATAAGTTGGAGAATGGAGGGTAAGTGATGTTTTATAAATCCAAGTGGATTAAATTAAAAACTCTAGTTCTTAGTTTAATTTTGATGATGCAAAACGATAAAGACCGTAGTACCCATGTTAAAATCGGTGAAATTGTAGCTTTAGAAAGTATATTAAGTAAAATGGATGAATATGACGGCGGTAATGATTTTCAAAATTTAAAGTACGAAGAATACAAAAAGCGAATTAATAAAAAAGGAAACTAAAGGAATGGAGGGTAAGTATGATAACGATTGAACGACATGATATAAAGAAGTTAGAAGATTATATCAAGAACATAGAACGCTACAGACGAGAGTTAAAAGTAAGAGAGTATGAACTACTAGAAAACCACGAACCCGAGAATGTAGGCGCAGGTAAGAGTAATATACCAGGCAATCCTATTGAGAGAGAATCAATTAAGAAGTTAAGTGACAATCGTTATAACAACTTACGTAACATTGTAAAAGGTGTAGACAAACTTATTTATGAATCGGACGAAGATACACAAGACTTAATGCGTTTGAGATATTGGGAATGTCCGATTGGTTGCAGTGAGTGGGAGGATATAGCTGACTACTTCGGTACAAGTAAGACGAGCATATTAAGACGACGTGACGCGATGATAAATAGATTGGCAGAATTCATAGGTTATGTGTAAGGTGGACTTTTGAAGTGTGTAAGTCCGTTTATAATCGGTGTATTATGATATTGTAAGAATTACCTCACAAGACATAGTGTTTATCCTTTCGCACTATGGTGGGGTATTCAATATCGAAGTGATTGGATAAGTGTTTATCGTCCTTGATTAGACGTTGCACATCCGATTGCTTAACTATCCGTCAGAGTGGCGGGTAGTTTTATTGAATCTTACAACACGGCTTCCGATACGATGATATGAATACTTGACATGTAATTTTTCTCCTACCTTAATTAGTTATCCGTGAGAACACACGGGTAACTTATTTTTATGTATTGATGTGACATAGAGATGTGACATGAGTGCATAAACTCAAATAAATAACAAAACATAATCGTTAGGCACTGTTTATGCAGTGTCTTTTTTATACGTCAAACAAAGGTGTTTAACCGTGAGAGTAGGTGGTAATATACGATGACGAAACTGAACCTTAAACAACAAGCATTTGTTGATGAGTACATTAAGACAGGTACTGCTTATCAATCGGCAATCAGGGCTGGTTATAGTGAGAAATACGCAAAATCAAGTAGTCATAAATTGTTGGAAAATGTGGGAATAAGAGCAGAAATAGACAGACGAATGGAAAAACTTAAAAAAGATACAATCGCAGACCAAGACGAAATACTCCAATATCTCACCTCTGTATTACGTGGTGAGGTAACAGACCAAGAACTCATACCGATTGGAATTGGTAGAGGTGAAATGGAAGTAGAGTCTTTGGAAAAAAGATCAGATACAAACGCTAGAACGAAAGCTGCAGAATTATTAGGCAAACGATATATGATGTGGACAGACAAGCAACAAATCGAAACGACTGCGACGGTGCATTTCGACGATGATATCAATTAAATTATCTGAACTGTTACCTAAACACTTTCATAGCTTATGGAAAGCAACTAAGGATAGAAAAAAGCTTAACGTAGTGGCTAAAGGAGGACGTGGTAGTGGTAAGTCGTCTGACATATCTATAATCATTACACAGTTAATCATGCGCTATCCTATGAATGCAGTTGTAGTACGTAAGACAGACAATACATTAGCTACATCAGTATTTGAGCAAATTAAGTGGGCGATAGAAGAACAAAAGGTGTCGCACCTGTTCAAAGTTAAAGTGTCGCCAATGGAAATCACATATGTTCCTAGAGGGAATCGGATTATCTTTAGAGGGGCGCAGAACCCTGAACGATTAAAGTCGTTAAAAGATAGTCGATTCCCTTTTTCTATCATGTGGATAGAGGAGTTGGCAGAGTTTAAGACAGAAGATGAAGTCACTACAATTACTAACTCTATGTTACGTGGTGAATTAGATGACGGATTATTTTACAAGTTTTTCTTTAGTTACAACCCTCCTAAGAGAAAACAATCGTGGGTTAACAAAAAATATGAGACCTCATTCCAACCGGATAATACGTTCGTACACCATTCAACGTACTTAGATAACCCTTTTATCTCTAAACAGTTTATACAAGAGGCAGAGAGTACTAAAGAACGTAACGAACTACGTTATCGTTGGGAATATATGGGCGAAGCCATTGGTAGTGGCGTTGTACCGTTTAATAACTTACAAATAGAAACGATACCCCAAGAAATGATTGACGGTTTTGACAACATAAGGAATGGCCTTGACTTTGGATATGCTGACGATCCGTTAGCGTTTGTCCGTTGGCATTATGATAAAAAGAAACGGGTTATTTACGCTATCGATGAATATTACGGTGTTCAGATTAGTAATAGGCAATATGCAAACGAAATGTGGGAAAGAAAATATCAGTCAGACGACATTTACGCTGACCATGCCGAACCTAAATCAATAGCTGAATTAAAGCGAGAACATGGCATGAAAAAAGTAAGACCGGTTAAAAAAGGACCTGATAGCAGAGAATATGGTGAACAATGGTTATCTGATTTAGAAGCTATCATAATAGATCCAAAACGTACACCGAATATAGCAAGAGAATTTGAAAACATAGATTATCAAACTGATAAAGATGGAGATATTATTCCTAAATTAGAAGATAAAAACGACCATACAATTGACGCCACTAGATACGCCTTAGAGCGTGACATGAGGCAGAATAAACTTAGCATACTTACGTAAACGAGGTGATTAGCATTAACTGGCCGTGGGATAAACCATATCACGAACAAGTGGTAGAACAAATCAAACCGAAGTATGAAACGCAAGAAGAAATGATATTGCGCTTAGTTAGAGAGCATAAAGAGAACATAGACAATATTACAATGGGTGAAAGATATTATAATCATCACCCAGATATATTAGACGCTCCTTTCAAAAGAGATGTGAACGGCGACTACGACGAAACTAAACCAGACTGGCGCATGTATACTAACTACCATCAAAACTTAGTAGACCAGAAAGTAGCATATGCAGTTGCTAATCCTGTGACATTTGGTGTAGATAATGACAAAGCATTAAAACAAATACAACATACACTTAATCACAAGTGGGATGACAAATTAGTGGATATATTAACTGCTGCAAGTAATAAGGGTATCGAATGGGTTCAACCTTATGTAGATGAAGAGGGAGAATTTAAAACCTTTCGTGTACCTGCAGAACAAGCTGTACCTATTTGGACTAATAAAGAAAGAGATGAACTGCAAGCGTTTATCCGTGTATATGAATTAGACGGAGCAGAACGTGTTGAGTATTGGACAAAAGATGATGTGACATTCTATGAGTTGAAAGAAGGACAACTTATCCCTGATTTCTACCGTAGTGAAGATCATATACAACCTCATTATTATCAAGGTAATAAATTGATGAGTTGGGGACGTGTTCCTTTTATTCCGTTCAAGAACAACCCGCAAGAAGTATCTGACTTATTCATGTACAAAACAATCATAGACGCGTTAGATAAGCGATTATCAGACACACAAAACACTTTTGACGAATCAGTAGAGTTAATCTATATCTTAAAAGGTTATGAAGGCGAAGATATGAAAGATTTCATGCATAACCTTAAATACTATAAAGCGATTAGTGTTGCAGGGGAAAGTGGTTCGGGTGTAGACACTATCAAAGTAGAAGTGCCTATTGACTCTGTTAAGGAATACACGAAGATGTTACGTGATTACATTATAGAGTTTGGACAAGGTGTAGACTTCCAACAAGATAAATTTGGCAATAGCCCGAGTGGTATTGCACTTAAATTTATGTACAGCAACTTAGACTTAAAAGCTAACAAGCTAAAGAATAAAACACTTACTGCATTACAAGAGTTATTGCAGTACATTATCGACTTCTACAGATTAGATGTGAAAGTGCAAGACATCGAGATTACATTCAACTTCAATGTAATGGTTAATGAGTTAGAAAACTCTCAAATCGCTATGAATTCTACAGGGTTATTATCTAAAGAAACTATTCTTTCTAACCATGCTTGGGTTGAAGATCCTGTGGCCGAAATGGAAAGAATAGAGCAAGAAAACATAGAACTCAATCAACAACTCCCTGACATTGAGGAGGGATTGAATGACGAACAACAAAGACAATCCGAAGATAACCAATCAGAATGACATAGATAACTACATCGACAAACTGGTTAATCAAGCAGAGAAAGAAATCGAAATACTATTTGCTAAACGTTTGAAAGAAATCAAACAGATTATTGCGAATATGTACGAAAAGTACGATAGAGATGAACCGAAAGTCACATGGACTGAATTTAATAAATACAACAGGCTCAACAAAGAACTTAATCGTATAGGACAGATGTTATCTCAAGACTACAGAGAAGTCGCTAAGGCTATCAAACAATCACAACAGAACGTCTATATCGAAAAGTACATGATGAGCCTATTTTTGTATGAAGTAGCAAGTCAAACGTCTATGAACTTTGATATACCTACTTCGCAGACAATACAGACGGCAATTGAACAACCTATTGAGTTTATTAAGTTAGTACCTACACTGCAGAAACATCGTGACGATACATTAAAACGTATTCGTACACACATAACACAAGGCATTATGAGTGGTGAGGGATATTCTAAGATAGCTAAAGCATTAAGAAATGATTTAGGTATGTCAAAAGCTCAATCAGTGCGTGTAGCTAGAACAGAAACAGGGCGTGCATTGTCACAAGCTGGATTAGATAGCGCAATGGTAGCTAAAGATAACGGACTTGATATGAAGAAACGTTGGTATGCTACTAAAGATACACGCACACGTGATACACACAGACACTTAGACGGCACTTCGGTCGATATTGAAGATAACTTTCACTCAAGTGGTTGTGTAGGTCCTGCACCTAAGTTGTTTATAGGTGTAGCTAGTGCGAAAGAGAATATCAATTGTCGTTGTAAGCTTCTTTATTACATAGACGAAGATGAATTACCTACAACGATGAGAACTAAAGAAGATGGCGTGATACCTTTCACTAACTATAGAGAGTGGGAGAAGAATAAACGTAAGCAGTAAATACTCGACCTTAGCACCGTCGTTAAAAGGCTTCTTTTTTATACAAATCTTTCGTGTCGTTACACGTAAAAAACGTAAAAGGAGCAATTAAATATGGACTTATACGCATTATTAGGGCAATTTAAAGACGGTGAAATCGATAAACAGAAAATGATTGACGCTATTGATGAATCGAAATCAGGTATGGTACCACGTTCTCGATTGAATGACAAGAACGCTGAAATTGATGAGTTAAAAGCAGAGATTACTAACCGTGATGAACAAATTGCCAAATTACATGACTCTGTGAAAGATGATAGCGAGTTACAAAAAGAACTCGATGAATTAAAAGATAAAAACGCAGAGTGGCAAACTAAGTACCAAGAATCACAATTGAATAACGCTGTTAAGTTAGCTGTTGCGAAAGACGCGAACGACGCTGACGACATTCTAGCTTTCATCAACAAAGATGAACTAGAACTACAAGATGACGGCAAAGTTAAAGGTTTAGATAAAGCGATTGAATCGTTAAAAGAGTCTAAGCCTTATTTATTTGCTGAAAGTAAACCAAGTGGACGCACACCAGACGACGGTAAAAACGTAAATGGTGGGATTACACAAGAAGAATTTAACAATATGAGTGTCGCAGAGAGAACTAATCTATTTGTTAATGATAGAAAAACTTACGACACTCTAATAAACAATTAGAAAAGAGGTAATAACATATGGCACAAGGAACAACAACTAAAAGTACACAAATCGTTCCAGAAGTATTAAAACCTATGATGCAAGCAGAATTAGATAAGAAATTGAGATTTGCACAATTTGCAGACATTGACAGTACATTAGTAGGACAACCAGGTGACACTTTAACTTTCCCTGCATTTGTTTACAGTGGCGATGCTACAGTAGTACCTGAAGGACAAAAAATTCCTGTAGACAAAATTGAAACTAACAGACGTGAAGCTAAAATTCATAAAATCGGTAAAGGTACTGATATTACTGATGAAGCTTTATTATCTGGTTATGGTGACCCTCAAGGCGAAGCAGTACGTCAACATGGCTTAGCCATTGCTAACAAAGTAGATAACGACGTATTAGAAGCTTTACGAGGCACGAAATTAACAGTTAGTGGAGATATTGGTACATTAGCAGGTTTAGAAGCTGCTATTGATACATTTGACGATGAAGATTTAGAACCAATGGTATTATTCATTAACCCTAAAGACGCTGGCAAGTTACGTTCTAGTGCTTCTTCAAACTTCACTCGTGCGACTGAATTAGGCGATAACATTATCGTTAAAGGTGCATTTGGTGAAGCTTTAGGTGCAGTAATTGTACGTTCTAAGAAATTAGATGAGGGCGAAGCTATTTTAGCTAAACGTGGTGCAGTTAAATTAATCACTAAACGTGATTTCTTCTTAGAAACTGACCGTGATCCTTCAACTAAAACAACTGCTTTATACAGTGATAAACATTATGTAGCATACTTATATGATGAATCTAAAGCAGTTAAGGTTACTAAAGGCGCAGGAACTACAGACTCAGGCGCATAAAAGGAGGTAGTGACGTATGTATAAAGTAATCGAATACTTCACAGACTTACAAGATAACAACTACGAATATAACGTTGGAGATACGTTCCCTCGTAAAGGTTTAAATGTAAGTAATGAACGATTAACTGAACTATCCACAAAAGAGAACCGTCAAAACAAGCCCCTTATTGAGCGTGTAGAGAGCGACAAAGACTTAAAAGGTATGAAAGTATCAGAATTAAGAGAACTCGCTAAAGAACGTGAAATAGAGGGCTTTTCTAGTATGAAAAAAGATGAACTCATTGAAGCATTAGGAAGTGTTGAGTAATGAACGCACAAGACGTTAAATTATTAAACAATCTCTCACTCGACGATATTTCAAATGACGAAACAATCGAATTACTTATTGAAAAGTATCTGAATGTAGCTGAAGAATATTGTAATCAAACATTCAATAGGCAGTCATTACCTAGTAATGTAGAGAAATTTATTGCCAACTGTATCAAACAAGGTACGACTAGCAATATTTCTTCACGTACTATGGGAACTGTAAGCTACACATTCGTTACTGATCTACCTAAAGAAACATACGGGTACCTTAAACCATTTAGACGCTTACGTTGGACTGGTTATCATGTTTAATCCATTAAATGAGTTTCCTCATACAATCGAATTAGGCTCAAGAGAGGTTGTAGGAGAGTATCCACGTGAACAAGAGCGCTTTAAGAGCGAAAAAACAATACAAGGATTTATGGATACGCCTACTTCATCTGAACAACTCAAGTTTCATCAAATGAACCAATCATACGACAGAAACCTATATACGCCGTACAGCCTGCCAATAACTAACACAAACTTATTTAAACACAACGGTAAAACTTACGAAGTAGTAGGAGAACCTGTCGACCAAGGCGGACAACAAGAGATCAATCTTACTCGGTTGAAAGAGTGTCCTATTGGCTAAGGTTAAATATGGTAATTGGGACTTAGTTAAGGAACTTGAGGAGTTCGAAAAAGAAACGATTAGATGGGCTAAAAAAGGTATAGCCAAAACAACAACTATTATTCACAATTCAATAGTTAGTAACATGCCTGTTGACACCGGTTATCTTAGAGAAAGTGTTTCTATGGACTTTAAGAAGGGCGGATTAACAGGCGTTATTAATATTGGTAGTGAGTATGCAGTGTACGTCAACTACGGTACAGGGGTAGTGTGTATGTCCCACTTATCAGTAATGGTAAGTTAAAAATCGGGCAAAATCGGTGAAAGTCTTATATGTAAAATATCGACTGGTATATACGATGAAGGTTTGGTATAATATCCATAAGGAGTGATGTTATGCTAACCAATTCTAAAGGCGAAGTTTTTGAAGGTAATTTTAGAGACTTGACAGGCAAAAAATTCAATATGTTAAAAGTCATAGAACCAGTAAGGATTCACAATCCACCTAAAGGAGATAGATACCTGTATTGGTTAGTAGAGTGTGATTGTGGAAATACTGCAGTTAAATCTGCAAAATCTATAACAACAGGTTATTCCAAAAGTTGTGGATGCTTACAAAAGATAGCGACAAGCAAGGCTAAAAAAACTCATGGTGATACAGATTCTAGACTGTATTATATATGGGAAAATATGAAGAAACGTTGCTATAAACCAAATTCCGATAGATACAAAAATTATGGTGCTAGAGGAATAACTATCTGTGAAGAATGGAAAAATAGTTATAAAAATTTCTATGACTGGGCATATAATAATGGTTACAATGAACGCTTAACTAT